GCCAATTGGTAAGAAGGTACCTACTGCCAAGCCTGAAACAACAACAGAAGTTGCTGAAGCAGCGCCACCAGACACGTATGTGCTTGAGTAGCTAACTTGTGTATCGGGAACCAAGTTCAATACGCGGAAGCCGCCACCAGAGCTTGTAGCAGACGCGCCAACTACAGACATGCTGCTGTTTCCAGTAGATGCAGAGCCAGTTTGTGTGCCGCCAGCCATGTTGACGCCAACGAGGATTGAAGAAGCTGAACCGATTGTTGTACCACCAGCGGTAGTAGTCACAGCGATTTTCATTACTTGGTCAGGATCGTCACCGATGATCGCAGTAATGTCGCCAGCAGTTACGCTACCGGGATAGTACTGTGAGTATTGACGTTGCTTGGTCGTGGGGTTTGTGTAATAGCAACCCAAGAAAACACCAACCGTTGTATTGGTTGTGCTAACTGGATAAGTTGCAATAACAACATAACCTGCGGATGTAGTAATGAGATCACCGTAATACAAAGCGGTGCCATAGTTATACTGAATTGGCAAATTTCTTGTCGATCCAGCAAATACTTGGCCACCGATCAGGTTTACGGGCTTTGCGCCGTAAGGGGCTGAGACAGTTGGATAAGCCATTTAAGACTCCTATAAAAAATTTAAGAACCGGAACCAAAAGTAACCTTCGTCTGTCGTTCAGAAAATTTCTGCATACGATGGTCATTGTCTTTCATGTACGCATTGTCAACCGATTCCATCTGAGCTTTGGCTTGCTTGTCGTAAAAAGCGGCACGCTGTTTCATAAACTCTTCAGGGATACGGCATAACAATAACCCACCAACTTCAATGTTGCCTTTAAAGCGACCTTCAGTAGTGGCGTGCATCATCATTTCAGGATAATCTTCTGCTTTGCAGGGTTCATATCCTTCGCGGAACTTAGAGGAAATGTTAGCAGGATCTGCTACACCCATAGTACTAATGCGAACATATCTGTGTTTCCATCCAGGTCTATCATCCGGGAAAGGAAGAGATTCAGGTTGTTTCCACTCAGTAGGCCGATATTCGGTTTTACTGCGGGATTCCATTTCGCGATTTAATCTATTTTGTGTTTCAGCCATTTTTAACCCCTATCTCTAAGTAAAGCAACCTGTTTAGCATATAACTCCAAAGGAACCCCAAGGCGACGCGCAGTAGCAGCTTCGGATGCCTTCAGTTTTATACGATTAGGCGATGTACTGCGTGTGGCCGGAGCTACTACAGTGGTTTGTTTTGCACGGCGAGGACTTTCGTCTTCATCCGGTTCAGAAGTTCTTCTTTTAAGAGGTACCTCAACATCCTCTTCGCTCTGAAAATATTCAGGGAATCTTTTGCGCATCGTTTTATCGATGGTTTGAAAGTACTCTTCAGTACCTACGTAGTTCGGACCATACTCTCTTGCCAATTTCTTGTCAAGTCCAATAGCCAAACTTGTCATTTCGTCGTCTTTTTGCCACCAATCACTATTGGATTCCACCCATTTCATAGTTCTGGGTGAAATTCTAGGTTGTTGCTGCTGTTGTTGCGGCATTGGCCTTTCTCGAACTTCGATAGGTTGCAATGTGAATGCTCTATCTAGACGAACTGTTGCCTTGGCAATCTCCTCTTGAGCTTCTGCAAGCGCGTCAGGATCAGCTACTTCAAAAGCTTTCTTGTACTTAGCTTTTGCGGCATCTAACTCAACTTGTGCGTTAGATTTAGACTGCTCAACCATGATTTTTGAACCATTGGAGAGCTGTTGTTGTAAGCGTTTATTTTCTTCATAAACTTGTTTAGCAAAGTTTTCTGCGGCTTCACGCTCTCGTAGAGCTTCTTCTTTAGCCCTACGCTCATCGTGATAACCTTTGGTAAACCGTTTAATCCGTTTCTGGACTTTCTCGTCGTAAGAATCTAACTCTTCGTCAGTGACTTCTTCGACAGGAGTCGCCATAGGCTTACGGCCACGGTCCTCTTCAGGCGTATCATCCTCGATCTCAACTTCAAATTTTTCATCTGAGTCCTTTAGTTCGATCTCTTTTTCATCGGGGAATTTATAGTCTTCGTTTGACATGATTTATCCTTTAAGCAGCTCGTGTAATACCACGGGGATCTTCCACAGTAGCTTCAACATTATCATCATTGATGATTCTGAATTCACGACCATGAATCTTCAGACGGGTGCCTGAATTGGGGCGGACGATAATAAAATCGCCAGCTTTGCACGACGGCCCACTGGGGAACCGGGTAGCATCTTTATAGGCATCTGGCCCAAGTTTGACTACAAACAATACAGGAGTTAAGACCTCCTCAAAGTGCATAGCTTGGTTAGATTTAATAATGCCACTTTCACTCTCAGCATACTCTTCCATAGCTTCTGGTACGACGCACAAAAGCTGAAAACGCACTGGCTCGGGTAACTGTTTGGCTTTCTGTTCGGCACTCGTATTGAGGAGTCCAGATAGGTCAACAGCACTTACATCAAATTCAGTCATCACTAGTCTCCATTCGTTGCACAAGGTCTTTGACAATGGACTCTGCGTAGGTTAGACCCCGGATAACCCCACAGACGTGACGATACTCGTCAAACGTTTTTGCTCCTCCTCCTGCGAGGAAGGTGACTTGATCGCCTCTGAGCTTGTCGTACTCAGAAGCTAAGTGATTTAATATTTTGGCGTCCAATTAAATACCTTTCTTGTTTTTCTGAGAATGCTGAAGAATAGTAGCTGTGCGGTTGTGAGCCATTTCTGCCTTATGTCTGGCGATCTCAATGCCCATTTTTGTACCCTCCAACTCTTGTTGTTTCTGCAACTTATCTCTAGCCGCTGCAGCCGTAGCTCCAACCTGCATAGCTGCAATCTCTTTCTGAGCTGCAATCCTTGACTCTTCGATACGTAATTGATCTGCCTTAGCCGCTGCCTCAATTTGTTGCTTCTGTTGCTTGAGTTGCAACTCGCCTTGTTTAAGCTGCAATTCTTGCATCTGCATTTGAACAATTGGGTCTTGCATTTTCTGCTGGGCTTGTTGCTGTTGAGCTTGGGCTTGCGCCATCTGAGCCATCTGACCGCTGGCTTGAGCAACTGCAATCGCAATCTGATCTGCCATCTCTTGAGATACTTTTGGTTCTTCTCCAGTCTTCTCATCCACACCAGGTAATACACCACCAATAGTCATCTCAACTTGCTTCCTGTACTCCATACCCATGTGCTCTGCAATGTGAGCTTGGATACCCGAGACAATCTGCTGCAGCATAGGATTTTGCTGTAACAAACTCATGATCTGTGGGTTCTGTAACAGGGAAGTGTGAGTTGCAATATGTGCTTGATGATTCTGCTCCATGAACGCTTTCACGGGCTTCTTCAGAGTCAACATATTCTGATTTTCAGTGACTGGATCAATAGGCTTCTCATCATCCTCAATCGGTACTAGCTTATTAGCGTTTTTAATGCCAATCACCTCAATCATCTGGCGATGTAGGAGGGGTAAGTTATACAACTGTGGAGCTTGTTGTGCGAGTTGAAGAACGGCTTGATACTGCACAATCTTCTGAGCCATCGTAGACGCATTTGGGTCACTAACAGGAATCACATCCACAGAATCATAATCACTGCGTTTGGCTTTCCTACTGCCGTCTTCTGGCTGATAGTCGTAGTCTTCTGGTGTGTAGTCAGCGATGATGTTCTTGAGTAACTTAAACTCTTGTCTCATCGTGTAGTGCATACGGGCTTGTACAGCACCCATCACCTTCAATGTACGCTCTAGAATAGCTAGAGTTGTACCGACAGGAGTCTGGGCAGACATATCGCTTACACTCATATCTCCGCTAGATGCGAACGTTTTGCCTTCTTGCACAATGTTTTGGAAAAGTGCAAATAGAACTTGGCTTGGCTCCTTGTATGGAAGCGGCAAAATGTTGTCCCTGATGGAACCTGATGGCACATCAACATCCCTGAATTCTCCAGGAGAAATGGGTGTATCGTCACCTTTTAGTCTGAGTCCTCTGGACTTTAAACCACCTGGCAAATTGGACAATGTACCTGCATCAATAAGTTGTCTTTGAAGTATAGTTGCAGACTTCGCATAACCACCAATCAAGTGGATCAAACCATACCCGTAGAACCCAAAACCTGGGATGTATTGGTAATGCACAAAGTGATTTCTCTTGGTACAAAGTTCATCATCCTCATACCAATTTCTACGAATAGCCAGTATGGTGCTAGACCCTTTCTCAAGAGTCACAATATATGGTAGGGCTATACCTGTTTCTTCATCCTTCTTGTCCACATGCTCAAACCCAGACAAGTCCAAATTGACCTGCATCTCAAGTATGCGGTAGCGGTCATCTTGAATAGCAGACATGCCGTTCTCTTGGGCTTTTTGCTTCTCAACCTCATCCAACTCATTGGATGGCTCACCCAAATCTACATCACTATAAAAGCCCGCAACAATAAGTTTTCTCAACTCATTCTCAGTCTTACGCATGACGTGAGTAACCCTCTCAGCAGAAGCCAAAGATGCTGCACCATACGGTACAACAATATCTTCCGCAGGTACAAACATCGCCACTTGACGACCTAGACTCGGGTCATAGTAAATCTTCTTAAATGCTGACCCTGCGAGAGGCAAGTTCCATAACATCTTCTCGTGTTCTGGTCTGTATTCAGGCATCACTTCGGTGAGCTGATAGTTCATATCGTCTCTGACGCGGTTCGATGAATCCTGTTTTTCAGGTGTTTCTTTCCCAATAATCTGAGTCTTCACAGGCCCTTGCGCAGGGAATGTCTCCATGATTCCTTCTGACTGGAACCTAACTACAGACTCTGTGAGCATAGGGTGAAATACACCGCACGCACCTTGCCAAGGCTCAGTCCTGTCCTCATACTTCAAACCCAATAGCTTCAACCCTTCAACATAGGTTTGAATCCAATCTTTCCTATCACCAGAATCTTTTGTGAAGTCAGCAATCAACTCACTGGCTAAACTCTCCAAGTCAGAAGAATCCATAAGGTCGGCTAAGTTAGCATCAAACTCACCGCTGTTGTGTTGCTTGGCTGGCTCTAGATCAATCTCAACATCCCCTACATTCATGTGAACACTCTCTGGGTCCTCGATCTCAATCTCGATTGGAGCACCATCATCCATTCCCATAGGGGCTTGATATAAACTTTTGGCGATTGACATGTTATTTCCTTAATGTTGCCCGATTTGTTTTGGGGTTGTATTTAAACGCTTCCGGCTTTTTATCTGAACGTGTAGCCGCCCTATCTTTCGCACGTTCTTCTGCCGTCATGTTGTTGCGTTTAGCGCCTTCAGCAGTAAACGTTTTGCCATCCGCTTTCAGATGGCCTCTCTCTTGCAGAATCTTTATGGCAGTATCACGGTTGCCGACCTGCGCTGCAAGCCGTTCAATCAACTGACCTTTGCCCATGAACTTCTGAGTGGTCATACTGTGTAGTACCCTTGTCGTCTTTTGCTTCTGAATGCTTGTATGGGATCAGGCTCATCACTAGGCAGTTTAATAAAGCCACCTTGTCTAAACCTAATCAATGCCTGTGTGGTTGAATCCACCAAATCATCGTTTGTACCGCTGGGAAAGTCGTTACATTCCTCCATAACTTCTTTTGCCCACCTGCGATCTGGTGCCCAGACTATTCCTGATGAGAATAAATCTGATACGGCATTCACCCTAGATATCTTATCTTGTCCTTTACCCGGTGTAAACTCCCCAACAGGTATGCCCATGCGTCTAAACTCTTGATAAAGAGCCGCGCCATTGGACTTTTTCTCCACGACAAACGCATCTGGCTCCCATTCTTTGTATTCTTCAAGTACAAGACGCTTTAATTCAGGAAATTCCATGCGTTTTTTGATGGAATTCAACAAAATTATGTTGAAATTGTTGCTTTCCTCGTTAAAAAACACGCCCCAAGTCGTTAAAGCATTGTAATCAGACCGATTTGATGCTTCTTGAGCTGCATCTAAGCTCATTATTGTAAATTCGCAGTTTGGCGGGTCATCTTTTTCCCAAATTTGCCACCATTCCCGCTTAATTAAAGCACCTTCTTCTGATACGGGGTTCTGCATGTACTGGGCTTGCCAATACCGGGGGTCCATACCCGCTTTTTTACCCATCAATTCTTCTATTGACCAGAAGTCTGCCCACAAAGGCTTCTCATTTAGGATGGCAGGAAACTCCACAACTTCCCAAGGATCAACATCTTCCTCTCTTGCCATCTGACTTAGTATCTGTCCCGTCAAATCTAACTTACTCCAACGGGTCATAACGATAATAATTGCACCACCTGGCATAAGACGCTGCAAAGGACCAGACTGAAACCATTCCCAAGCAGGAAGGAATACATCGGGTCGTCCTGTCTTAGCTTCCTGTTCTGAATGTGGATCATCAATAATAAAAAGATCAGCACCGCGCCCAGCAAGAGCACCGCCGACACCAATAGCAAAGTACTCACCATTATAATTTGTACCCCATCTTGATGCTGACTTCGAGTCAGCTTGCAGTTCTACTTGCGGGAATACATCTTTATACTGTTCTGATCCCACCAGGTTCCTTACGCGCCGACCAAAGTTCACGGCTAGATCAGCCGTGTGGGAGGACATAATAATCTTCTTATGTGGATACTTGCCCAAGAACCACGCAGGGGCAAGATAAGAAATCATTTCTGATTTGCCGTGCCTTGGTGCAATATTGACGATAACCCTTTTCTTTTTTCCGTCTGCAATTTCTTCAAATATCTTCGCCAACCGTTTGTGGTGTGGGCCGACTTTGTAGCCCGGATATACATGATCAATGAATGTGAGAAAATCATCTTTGCCGACCTCTTGAGTTGAGTCAGCATACCATTTTTTTATTAAGTCCAGTGCTTTGCGTTTCTCGTCATCTTGCATTGACGGGATTTTTATCTGTAAGGCTTTTATTTCCTCAAGACTTAGGCGCATGGACAACTTTCGCTTGTACGTTAATTGTTCTGCTTTCTAATTTAGATAGCATCTCCATGATCTCATTTTCAACTTCTTCAATGGACTGATGCTTGATAGTTGTCTCTGTGCGTTTCTTAAACGCATCAACACCATCAACTTCACCTAAAGCACGAAGAGCTTGCATACGGATTTTTGGGTCTGGGCTAGTTGATTCAGCCACCAGACTATTGACCACATACTTCTTTAACTCGGCTAGGTCTTTGACAAGATAAGAATCGTGTTGGGCGACCATACCCGCGAGATAAGCAATTGTTCCATTAGAGTATGTAGCAAGTTGGGCAGCAGCGTCAGGCTGCCTGACCATATTTTCAACGGCATGACGAGCGGCATCTTTATCTTCTTCGCCTGGGATTATTGGTTGGCCAGTTAAGTCTGAAATCATCTTAACTGTTCTGGCCCTCATGTCTAACTCATCTTGAGGAGAAAGTTCGGGCATAGCTTCCGCTATTGAAGCTGGAATTGGAATATTGGAATCAATTTCTGGAACGAGTTCTATCATGGGAGGAAGAGGGGCACTCCGTAGTTTGTGCATATTATATAGGGAGTTTTGGTTATATCAACTGTATATTTGTACAGGATAAAGTTTGGGAAAATTTTGCAAAATATTTTTTGAAAAGCGTAAAGTATTGTAAAGGGGGGGGTTAAAGTTTGGTTTGGTGCTGTGTTATTTGTGCAAATCTTGGGGTGTGGGGGGAGGGATGGAACCAGATAAAAATCAGGGGGGTGGGGGTCGAGATAGCGCTCCCAGAGCGGAAAGTGTCAAGTTACGCTATAATACACTCACACCGAAACGATCGAGTTAGGTGAGATAGACGCTCTTTAAATTCATAAACCTAATTGGAGTAATGCTATGCAAAGCAAAGCAACAAAAGCCTTCGCATCGGGCTTGGCAGATGCAAACGACAGTATCAAGAGGTCTTTAAAAACCAAAGCGATACTGGTTAGAGATCGCAAAATGCTAGGCAAAGTGCTTAGATCATTAGATCGCTTGGGCGCCAAGGATATCGTTGTTAGAGCGGATTCTTGGAACAACAAACCTGTGATCTACATTCAGATGCACGACTTAGAGTCCTTTAAAGATCCTAAGTTAGTTGCGATCTTAGAGTATGTTTCGGTGTTTAGCGACACCTCAACATCAAAGGATTGGGCACAATTTCTCAACAGAGATTTTAAGTTTACTTCCTTAACTATTGACATACACATCGGTGCTTATGTCAAAGACGACAGTCCAACATGCCGAAAGGTAGTGATTGGTACGGAGCTACAGACTGTTGAGAAATACAAGATAGTCTGCGATTAATCAACGGGGGGCGCAAGCCCCCCACTAACCAGAAAGTTTATATGCAACTAGTTTATTCAAACACACTCAAGCCTGTTGAGACAGGTGACATCATCGACCTCGATGACGGCAAATTTGTTGTCGAGTACATCAGAGAGCCACACAAGCCCGCGTCAACAGGGCGCGTTTGTATCAAGCACGTTGAGAGCAAGTGGAGTATGGAATACTTCCCCAACGTGATCGGTGCTGAGTGGATCGGTAGAACAGATCGTTAACAACAGGGGGGCTTTTGTCCCCCATCAACAGGAGAAAGAAAATGAGTACAAACACAGGTGAAATGCTTAGAGCAAAGTTGCAAGAGAGTTTTGTTAAGCCAGAGGTTGAATACTATATGGTTGACCCCGATGATATTGCAAAGCTTCGCAGACTATCTGAGCAACTACATAGCGGATCGGATAGAGAACGGGACTATGGTCATAGACTGTGGTTGATAGTTGAAACAATAGAATCTTTTGGCGTGACAAAGACAATATGAAAAAGAGAGGGGTTTGCTCCCCTCTTTTTATTTTTTGCCTTATGGCCTTTGATACCAGTTATGTGTCGCCGCGCGTAGATGCGTGTGTGGATGGGCGTGCGTGGCCTGTGAGTTAATTAACAGATCGGATCGTTCCGATAGTTGTGCTATAATTCTCTTACACCATCTCATCGTAGTGGTGTTTTAATGTTCTTAACCTTTAACAATTTAATGGAGTATTTTATGAATGCAAAGCTAAAAAACACTGAACTATCTATTTCTTTGGCCGACATCGGTTATAAAACCGCCGATAATATTGAGGGTAATTATGAGAATGCTACTCTCATAATGGTAAAAGACCCTAGTTTTCCTGAAACAATTTCGGACGATACCCGCGCTCAATTGACAATCGGTTTTCAGAGAAAATATAAAGAAAGTAAAAATGGTAAGGTATCTTATTATTTGACAACAAACCCTGTGGATGGCGTCAAATTTTATGTACCATTGGATCAAGTAGCTAAAGTACCAGAGAAAGCCCAAACCCTAGAATTGACAATTGACTATGTCAATGCATTGTCCGGAAGCGATTATAAGGATTTAAATAAAAATGATCCGGCGAAACGTAGAATTGTAGAGCAAATGAAAAAACATTGGGCAGGTTATAAATCGGATTGTATTAAAGCATTGGTAGATTGTGCTAAGAAAATAAAAAATCAAGGCACGCCGACAGAGCGCAAAGCCAATAAAAATTTTAGGGAAACATTGGAGGTTTTCTTTAATGGTGACGGGAAGAAAAATAAGGGCATGGATGCCAAGGTCAAATTACTATC